TATGTTATTGGTGGTATTCAACAAGACGTTAAAAAAGACCAATTTAAAAAGTTTAAACTATAATGATTACTAAACAAACAAAAACTTGTCCTTCCTGTCAAACTAAATATGTAATAGCGTGGAACAACGAGATACACGAAATGAATCCAATTACGTGTCCATTTTGTAGCCACGAGATAGATGAGGAAGTAAGTGAAACAGATAACGACAGTTGGGATTGATTTTAGTTTAAACTCACCGGCCATTTGTGTAAGTAATGGTAGTTTTAAATTTGAAGATTGTAAATTCTTTTACTTAACAAGTAAGAAGAAACATATTGGTAATATGATGAAGAATATATTAGGTACAGAACACACTGAATATAAAAATCCTATAGAAAGATTTGCTAATCTATCTACTTGGGTATTAACAATCGTAAACAAATTAACAGATCCAAAAATCTTTATAGAAGGTTATTCTTATGGTAGTAAAGGTCAAGCCATATTTCAAATCGCAGAAAACGGTGGTATATTAAAGTATAGATTAAAAGAATATGATTATAAGATATTAGTACCAAGTGTTATTAAGAAATTTGCCACAGGCAAAGGAAATGCAGATAAACAAAAGATGTATGAACAATTTACAAAAGATACTAATACAAATCTTATGAAAACTTTTGACATACCAACATTGAACAATCCAATTACGGATATAATAGACGCATATTATATAGCAAAGGCTGGTTATGAAAATAGCAATAGTAACAACATTAAATAAATCTCTTTACGATTATTACGCATTTAGATTTTTAGAAAGTTATAATTGGCCATTTGATTGTTATATTTACCACGAAGGTTGGGCACCAGAAAGCCGTAGTAACATAATATATAGAAACATATACGAAACAAATCCAACACTAAAAGACTTTATCGCAAGAAACGAAAAAAGAAATGAATATAGCACAGAAAAAAATGATACAAGTAAAATTATATTTGGTTTAGAATTTTTAAAAGACGCCATACGTTTTAGTTATAAAGTATATGCCAAAACTCATTTAATGATGGAGGGAAAATATGACTATGTAATATGGGTAGATGCTGATGTGGTTTTTACTAAAGCAATTACAGAAGAAGAACTAATACAAAAAATATTACCAATAGATTATACTATATGTTACTTAGATAGACCTGAACCACCAAGATATCCTGAATGTGGTTTTGTAGGTTATAATCTAACGAATAGACATACAAGAAACTTTGTAGAAAAATTAAGAGAATATTATGATACTGATTTATTATTTAATGAAGAACAATGGCACGACAGTTACGTATGGAATAAAGTAAGAGAAAAGTATTTGTCAGGACAACCACAATATAATTTAACTGGTACAAGAAAAGATGGACACGTTTGGCCACACTCTAAATTGGCCGAATACACTACTCATTTAAAAGGTAAAAAGAAAAAGGATAAAGGATACGATTTTATACAATAACTAAATAGGCACATATGATAAACGTTTTTATAGGATACGACAGTAAAGAAAAGATAGCACATCACATATTATCAGAAAGTATATTAAGACACAGTACAAAACCTGTGGCCATTACACCAATATATTTACCAAATATTAAAGATGACTTTGTGAGAGAAAGAAACAATCTTTCATCAACAGAATTTTCTTTTAGTAGATTTATTATACCACACCTTATGAACTATCAAGGGTGGGCTTTGTTTATGGACTGTGATATGTTAATGATGGCCGATATTGCAGAACTTTGGCGATTAAGAGATGACAAGTATGCTGTACAGGTTTCTAAACACGATTACACACCTAAAGATGAAACAAAATTTCTAGGTCAAGTACAAACAAAATATGCCAAAAAGAATTGGTCTAGTTTTATGTTAATGAATTGTAAGAAGTGTACTACATTAACACCTGATTATGTAAACAAGGCTAGTGGTTTAGAATTACACCAGTTTAAATGGTTAGAGAATGAAGAATTAATAGGTTCATTACCATTAGAATGGAACTGGTTGGTAGGTGAGTACCCTTATAAAAAAGATGTTAAGAACGTACATTACACAGATGGCGGCCCCTATTTTAATGACTATAATACGTGTGACTATTCAAGTGATTGGTACAACATTTATACAAACACAGTTAAGATACAAATTCAAAAATGAAAACAGTAGCAATCTATTATAAAACAACAGCAGATTCATATAAGTCTTTATGGTGTTCATCTTTTGAAGAAGGTGTAAACAAACACTCTAATGAATGGCAAGCTATACCTGTAAAAGATGGTTCAGTTATTGAATCAGATTATGCTTTTGTTTTTAATTATCAAATGTTTAATGATGCAAATAAACCTAATACATCTTTAAGACGTAGAGTAATAGATAAATTTGAACCTACTGGTAAAATATTTTATTCTGATGGTGATGTTTTAATTTCATATTGTGATTATAATAATGGCCAAGATAAAGAAGAAACAATAAGTGGATTAAGATACGTAAGAATACCATATGGTCACGTACACCCATTAAAAGGTTGTAAATGGTTTATGGATCCAAATGCTAATATTGACCGTTGGAATAAAATTAAATTAGACAGAAATATAGTTGTTAAAGATTATGATTTAAAAAATGGTGATTATATATTAATAAATTTAAATAGAGGTTCTGAAGGATATTCAGGTGAACAAAAAAATGCCGCAGATTTTGCTATAGAAACTACCAATATACTTAGACAATATACAGATAGGCCTATAATGATAAGATTGCACCGTGCCACAGGAAGTTATGGCATAAAAGATTTTGATAAACTATATGCTTGGTCTACAAGTGGTGTTGTAAAAGATGTAAGAATACAATCTAAACAACTTGTAAAAAGACATACACAAGATGATGGTTACCCTCCTATATTACAAGCAATAAGAAATTCTTATGCAGTGATTACGTTTGCTTCATCATCAGCTAGTCCAGCAATTATAGAAGGCAAACCTGTATTTGTAACGTCGCCTAATTGTTATTTTTATGATATGAGTGCTGGCCAATTATCAGATATTGAAAAACCAAATATAAACTTAAATAGAGAAAAATGGTTTATAAAATATGCTAATACACATTTTAATACACTTGATTTATCTAGTGGTTATTTTTGGGATATTGCTAAACGTATGATATGATTCGTGTATTACAAAAAAACTTAGAAAAAAAAGATAAACTTATAAATTATTTTAAATTTCAAAGTAAAAAATATATTGCTGTAAACAAAGATAATTTTGATTTAACAGATAAGACACCAGTTATCTTTAGAGGTATGGCTAAAAGTGATTTAATTAAACAATGTGTTGATAATAATATAGATTTTTATTATATAGATACAGGTTATTTTAACACTCAACAAAAAATTTGGCATAGATTTACTAAAAATAATTTTCAAGTATTAAATCATATATCATTTGAAGAATTAAAACAAAAAATAAGTATAAGTAAACTTAAAAATAAATTTAGTGAAATATTTAATCAAAATTATGATTATTTTAAACCAAAGGCTAAACAATTAGGTTCTACTATTTTAATTACTCCACCTACAAACAAAGTTTTTAAACATTTCAATTATGATGCTCAAAAATGGGTAAATGAAACAATTGAAAAAATTAAAAAAATTAGTGATAGAAAAATTTTAGTTAGATTTAAACCTAAATCAAGGTATACAAGAGTATATGAAGATATATTTTTAAATCAACTAATAGGCGATGATGTACATTGTCTAGTTACTTTTAATAGTATAACTAGTTTAGAAGCAATTTTAAATGGTTATCCAGCAATTACTTTAGGACCTAATGCAGCTTCATATTTAACAGAAAATAAAATAAATAATATAGAAAATCCTTATTATCCTGATAGTGATAAAATTAGAGAACATATTTTATATTTAACTACTTGTCAATTCAAAAAAGAAGAATTTTTAGATAACTCTGCTATAGAAACTGTAAATGCTTTACAACACGATCAAAAATATTTAGATTTTAAATTATGAATATAAAATTTTATACATTAAAAATTAAAGAAAAAAATAGTGAACATAATAGAGCATCACGTAGATTTAGAGCTCTTATACCTTTAAAAGGAATGAGACCTAATGATGGTCAAATAGAAGATTTAGATAAAGTAACAAGAAATGATATTGTTGTATTAGCTAAAGATTCATCTATAGCTGAAGGCCAGTTTTTATTAGATAACAACGTTAAATTTGTTTTTGATATTTGTGATGATAAATGGAGTACTCGTAAAAAAAAATTAAATGATACTTATAATTTTTTATGTGAGAAAGCAAATTTAGTAGTAACATCTACGCCAACTTTAGCTAATATAATTTTTAGAAACACAGGCAAAAAAGCATATGTTATTACAGATCCGTTTGAAAGAGAAAGAAAAAAACCAAACTTAGAAAATATTACAAATGATACTACTGTAAAATTTGCATATTATGGTGCAGGTAAAAATTTTGAATATATAAAATGGTCGGAATTAATAAGAAATTTAAAAAGTGTACACGAAAAAATAGAAATTCATTGTGTAATAGGTAAAATGGAATCACATATTGGAAAAATTATGCAATTAATAGAACAAAAAGTATTAATTCCTTACCAATGGTCATATGAATTGCAAGACACAATAGTTGACCAGTGTCATTTTGTTATATTACCTATTGTAAATAGAAACGAAAATATATTAGCTAAAAGTCCGAATAGATTGATAGATGGTTTACAAAGAGGTAAATTAGTTTTTACAAACACAGGTGTAAATAGTTATGAACCTTTTAGAAATTATACGTATTTTGGTGATGATAATTACAATTACGCAAACCCTTTTAAATATGCTATAAATAATAGAGATGAAGTATTGAGAAGAATTAAAGATGGTCAGGATTATATAGATAAACACCACACACCTGATATTATTGGTAAACAGTGGATTGAAATAGAAAGGTTAGTATGAGTAAACGAGTATTGTTAACAGGCGGTGCAGGTTTTATAGCACATCACACTATAAGACATTTATTAAAAAACACAGATTGGGAAATAGTATCTTTAGATAGATTAGATTATTCCGGTAATTTAAATCGTATTGCAGATATGATGAATGAGTTTGATAAAGAAACTCAAAAGAGATTACGTATAGTTTACCACGATTTAAGAGCTGAAGTAAATCAAATGCTATCAGCCGACTTAGGTCAATTTGAATATATCATACATATGGCCGCATCATCACACGTTGATCGTTCAATAGAAGATCCAATGACCTTTGTATTAGATAATGTTGTTGCAACTTGTAACATATTAAATTTTGGTCGTAAACAAAAAAACCTAGAAAGATTTATATACTTTAGTACAGACGAAGTGTTTGGGCCAGCACCAGTAGGTGTTAAGTATAAAGAAAGAGATAGGTATAATTCTACAAATCCATATAGTGCTACAAAGGCTGGTGGTGAAGAACTAGCTGTTGCTTTTGAAAACAGTTATGGTATGCCGATATATATTACACATACAATGAATGTATTTGGTGAAAGACAACATCCAGAAAAGTTTATACCTATGACAATACAAAGAGTAAGTCAAGGTGAAACAGTAACTATACATAGTGATGAAACTAAAACAATACCAGGCAGCAGACATTACATACACGCCAGTGATGTCGCAGATGGTTGTTTATTTCTATTACAAAACCAAAAAGAAATTTCTAAATTAGAAAAAGATTATGGTGGTGCCAAGTGTCCTAAATTTAATTTAGTAGGGCCAGTTGAATGGAATAATTTAGAGTTAGCACAAAAGATAGCAAGAGCTCAAAATAAAGAATTAAAACATCAAATGGTAGATTTTCATACAAGTAGACCTGGTCACGATTTAAGATATGCTTTAGATGGTGACTTAATGAAAGAACTAGGATGGGTACCTAAAGTATCTATTGAAGAAAGAATTAATCAAGTGGTCAGATGGACATTAAACAATGATAGATGGTTAAAACTATGAAATTAGTAGAAGGCTGGTGGTTGCCAGATAATGATAATCATTTTGAACAATATTTAAGTCAAGATAATGGTAATTATCAATCAGCACATAGAACGGCGATATTAAATCATATTAAAAATAATATAAAAGAATTGAATAATGTTATTGACGTAGGTTCACACGTAGGTTTTTGGTCAAAAGAATTTACAGGAGTATTTAAACACGTTTATGCTTTTGAACCAATGAATGAAGTACGAGAATGTTATTTAAAAAACATAACTAAAACCAATTACACATTACATCCTTATGGTTTAGGCAGTGAATATAAAAAAGTAAAAATACAATATGACCCTAATGAAACAGGCAATACTTTTATTACGCCATCAGGCAATAGAGAAATAGAAGTTTATCCTTTAGATCGTTTTGAATTTAATAAGATAGACTACATTAAAATAGATGCAGAAGGATATGAAATTGAAGTATGTAAAGGTGCAATTAAATTAATTGAAAGAGATAAACCTTTTGTACACATAGAAAAAAAGAAAAAAGTTATGGTTAAAACAGGTTTGACAGAAGATACTATTAATAATTTTTTTGAAAGTATTAATTATAAACAAGTATTGGCAGTTAAAAACGAGGTACTTTACGCACCAAAATGATTACGTGTCACTTTATAAATTGGGATAAATGTTTATCACATCAGATATGGCCTGCCATTACTAAAGGTTGGCCTGATACAGATAAGCCCGTACATTTCTTTTGGGGATTAGCAGGCAATAACGTTAAGAAGATTAAAGAAGTAACAGATAAAGGCGAAGAATGGTGGTATGTAGATACTGGTTATTTTAGTATGCCTATTAAAAGATATCCTGAACCTATGATATTAGATAATAATAAAACTTATTTTAGAATAGTTAAAGGTAAATTACATACTATAAGAGGTAAAGTAGGTACAGGTCAAAGATTAAATGAATTAGAAAATAAGGGTATAGATGTAAATTTTAAAGGTTGGTATACTGGTGATACTAAACATATTTTATTATGCCCATCCTCACCTACAGTTACGTATCATATCAATGGTATTAGCCAAGAAGATTGGATAAACGAAGTGACAAGTACGCTTAAACAGTTTACAAAAAGAGAAATAAGAGTAAGAAATAAACCAAGACCTGATAATCAATGGTGGGGAACAGATATAAAAGATGAACTTAAAGATTGTCATTGTCTTGTAACTAATATGAGTATGGCCGCTATAGATGCAGTAATGAATATGGTGCCAGTTATATGTCATACAGATAATATAGTATCTCCTGTGGCATCACACGACTTAAAATTTATAGAAAAGCCATTAAGATCAGGTCGTAAAACAATAAATGAGTGGCTAAAATATGTGGCCGAAAATCAATTTACCTTAGAAGAAATATCTAATGGTACAGCATACAAAACATTAAAGGAGCAGGAAATAAATGGGTGATATAAACCAATCATATTTTTTAGAGAAACATTTACCTAAAAAATCATTTGATAATGTATTAGATATTGGCAGTAAAGATTATGGTAATACTCAAAATTTTAGAAGTATAATAGAACATAAAAATTATGTTGGTATAGATATGGAAGCTGGTAAGAATGTAGACCACGTAATTGACTTAACTAAAACCATAGAACCTTTACAACAAAATTATTTTGATTTAATATTATGTTGTTCAGTAATAGAACACGTAGAATATCCTTGGATATTTGCAGACAATGTTGCAAAATTATCTACCAAAGGTGGATTATTATATATTGCAGTACCTTTTGTATGGAAGTTTCACGGCTATCCTAATGATTACTATAGATATACACATAATGGTGTTAAGAAAATATTTAAAGAATATAATTGGGATAAATCATATTTTTCTACATACGGAATAAATGAAATTTTTGGCATAAGTAATGACGAAAAATTTGCAAAAGATTTAAATAAATTATCTATGAGAGTAAAGAATGAAGATTTTAAATTAACAGAAAATAGTACAAGCACTATGGGATTAGATTTAAGAGAAACTACCACTCCTCAAAAAGCATTATCTTATATTCAAATATTGATGATAGGTGAAAAAAAATAATGATTAACTTTTGTTGTGTCTATTATGGCAGCAAATATACGCCAGAGTATGTACAAAAGTTATATAATATGGTACAAAGGCATCTTACGGTGCCACACGAGTTTTATTGTTTTACAGACCACAGTAATCTATTTGATCTAGTTACAGGTAAAATACATTTCAAAACATTTCCACGACACGATATGGAAGGATGGTGGAATAAATTACAATTGTTTCATCCTGAAAATGGCCTACAAGGTGTAAATCTTTATATGGATTTAGATGTAGTGATATTAAAGAACATAGATTGTTTTGCTACACACGGAGATGACACAACCTTTGGTATTACCAATGATTTTGGCCAACCTACAACCATTTACAATTCAAGTATAATGAAATGGAACAACACCAGTGTTTCATCTTTAATATGGGACAAATATTATGCAGATAGACCAAGTTTTAGAAAAGAACAAGGCGATCAAAACGTTGTTACAAATTTAATGAAAAACCAGCCTATGTTGTTACCTTTTCCTGATGATTGGACCTTTTCTTATAAATGGTTTAGTAGAGAGCGACCACGTTTTCCTAAAAATCAATGGACATTTGAACAAGATATGAATGCTAAAGTGGCCGTCTTTCACGGTAACCCTAATCCACACGAATCGGAACAGCAATGGGTCAAAGATAACTGGAAATAATTCGCACTTCACCTTCATTAGAACAAAACGTGAACTAATAATACGGCTAAGACATTGATTTTAAACACAAGAATCTTTATCGGAACGCTTGATTTATTGTACAAAAGATGTTATATTATATGTATAACTAATTGAAAAGGACTATATTATGATATATTTAAACAAAGATGACGTTGGTAAAAACGTTTATAGAGTAGTGCAAGACTACACTGTACAATTAGCTTACTATGTTAAAGCTAAAAACGCTGATGAAGCAAGAGATATTTCTTTAGAATACGGTGGTTTTAACACAGATAGTTTTAGAGAACTTATAAGAGAAGATTCAGGCCAGTTAGAATTAGATTACTATGATACTGGTTATGATAATCAAACCGAAGAAATGTTAGGTAAAGTTGTAGTTGATACACTTGACCAAGATGAAGTTGAACTTGACAAATACGCTACAGAAGGAACAATATAATGACAAACATTGAACTCATACAAATAGATATACTTAATCAAATTATAAGAGAAATTGATAACGAAGATTTAGAAGCGGCTAGAAATACGGCCGTTAGATTTAGAGATAAACTACAAGAAGATGTAGATAAAGCAGAATCAGATATTGATATACAATTACAATTAGAAACTGAAAGTAAATACGGTAAATAATATGTGTGATAGAACTGTAAAGATGAAATTTAAAAAAGGTGCCATACTACACGAAGCAAATTCAAACACAAATTCTATAGAACTTACTGTAAAAGGTTTAGATACAAAATCTTTTAATTATAAAAAACAATCACACGTCAATACTGAAGAAAATATTAAAATAATAAAATCACAGAATTAATGTTAACTAATAAACAAAGATTAGAATTGGCCTTAACTCAATATCGGAAATGGTTAAAGTCATTAGGTTTAAAATTAAATAATAAAGGTAGAGTAATCAATAATCATAAAGGTTTTGACATACCAGATTATAAAACAAAAAATTCTATACCAACAAGTGATAGAATAGTTGGCGATACTTACAAACGAACTTATGCTACAAAGTTGCCAGCTGGTAAAACAATAGGTATTGCATATAACAAAGGTGCTTACCAAGTTGTAGATAGTAGCGATTTTAAAACAATGGGAAGGAAAATATAATGTGGAATAGAAAATGGGACTTAATAGGGGCAGGTTTATTTGCTCTAACGTTATTTTTGGTTTTATTATTTGCTCCTAAAGCTATAGCAAATGAAACAACCAATTTAAATGATTGGTTTGAAAAACAATATAATGAATTTATATCTTTTCAAAAACAAGGTTGGGAAGATGGTAAAACGCAATTGGCTTTAAATAAACAACAAATTATTGATATGCCAGAAACAATAACTTTAAGTGTAACACAATCATTTAAAGATATATCAAATTTATTTGTAAGTGCTGTTGATACTTTAAACATTTCAATAACAGGTATTTTAAATGACAAATAAAGACTTATTTAAAGATATAGATAAAAAAAGAAAAAGTAAAAAAAATGTAGATGGTTATTACTTTGATGGTAAAAATTCATTTACATTATATAAAGATGAAAATGGTAAAGCATCAATGAAAAAAAGAGGTAAAAAATGATTTGGTTTATGTTTTTTCTAGGCCTGATTGTAGGAATATGGGCTGGCTGGAAATATGAGCACGTGGTAAATGACGTTATTGAGTCATATTTTAAATAGCTATATAAATCAGTAACTTGAAGTCATTGTTTTTAAATACTTATTTCTTTGACTTAGGGCTTGCAATTGACACAAAAAAGTATTACCTTATATAGTACAAACAATAAACTAAAATATATATTATGATAACATATGATAAAGATACTCTCTTTAGAGAGTTTAAAGACGCCAAAGCAAAAGATGTTGCTCTTTCAACAAAGAAAAAATTAGAAGATAAAGAAATTGATATATACGTAAATCGTATTCAATTCTTTAAAGATCATATTAAAAACAAAACACTCAATCCTAAAGTTTATGATTTATTAGACATTAACTTTGAAGAACTATTGAAAGCTTATGAAAGTGAATCTCCTAGAGATTATTTTTATATGTCAGTATTTGGTAAATCATTCCAACAAAAAATGTGGGAAGAAGAAGCTGAATTAGAAGATGAGAAACTTGCGAATATTTAGTTTACTTTTCCTACTGTTAGTTGTTAACCAATGTGCTAATAATCGTAGTCATACTGGTGCCTTTTTAGGTGCCACGACTACGACAGGCGCTTGTTTACAATTTACAGATAATCCAGTTGTAGCGGCCGCTTGTGCAGTTACAGGTGCTTTTGTAGGTGCAGAACTTATGTATAATTCAGATTATGATGTACATAACGCAGTGTTCGTAGACCACTTAAATCGTGGTACATCTTCATCTTATACAAACTGGTACAATGAAAAAACACAAAATTCAGGCAACATTAAAACATATAGTACATATATGGAGGGCCCCTTTAAGTGTAAAGATTACGAAGCAACAGTAGATATAACAAGTCAATGGCCATTAATTGGTATTGGTGGTATAAACAGAAAAGTGGTATTTGGTACTGCTTGTCAACAACCTGATGGACGTTGGGTAGAAAGAGATAGTAATGGACGAACAAATTAAAATATTAAAAGCAAGAGAAAAGGTTATAATACAAGAATTAGAATTTAGTCCTCTTAGAAGTTTAGAAAACGAACTCTATGAACTAAGAGATACTTTAGAAAAACTTGAAAACAAAGAGCCATTAATTTATAATCAATATGATGCCTTTGATAACAAATGGACAAAAAATACAATAAAATATAATTCAAATGAGTAGATACTTAATTAAATTGCCAGAATTTTTAAAACCATTCTTTATAGAACTTAAAGATACAACTATCTTTATGCTTACGGATATTTTTAATGGTATTAAATTGATATTGCCTAAAAAACAATTGATATATTCTTGGACATTCAAAAGAACAATACCTAACTTTAAAAGATATTTTTTATTAATATTTCTTATATATTTTCTATTGGCTATATTCATATCAAGAGCCACAGCAAACGAAAAGTTTGTTATGCCTAAAGTTGAAATGACCGAAGAAGAAAAACAACACGATAATGCTTTATACAATAAAGTTGTAAAAGATATAGATAATTTGAATAATAAACAGACTTATGAATTAAGTAGAACTATTACACCTAAAGAGAGTGCTAATCAAAACTGTTATGTATCAGTAAAGATTACACAAGAAGGAGATAGTGTTGTTAAAAAAGAAATTTTGGAGTGTGCTGACGGTAGAAAGGGGTTAATTACACCTAGCTATTGGGAAATGTTTGCACAATTCTATTATAGAGACGTATCGGCACCTGAATATTGCCGATATTATAGTAGACCAGATCACGCCTTTAAATCGTTCGGAAAGACGTGCCTAAACAAGAACGGTGAATGGAGAGTACAATAATGTTTAAGAACATTATAATCGCTACACTTTTATATATGCTAGTTTTTAACGTATCTTTTAAAGACTTTTTTAAAACAATTAGAAAAGGACTTGACAAAGCAGAAGAAATAGTATATGATGTAAATAGGAGTGTGAAATAATATGATGATAAAAAAAATAATGACAATCACAATACTTGGCATGTTGCTAGGTGCTTGTGCTAATACCGGGTTAAATCAAACCTATGAAATTAAAGCAGAAAAAGAAAAAACTATAGACATAGTTCCTGCTTGGTATATGAATCAAATCAAACAAAAAGAAGTTTGTAACTTTAACTCTATAGAGTCAAGAGGAACAGACAAAGTATGTTTATTTGGTGCAGGTACCGCTGTATCACCTGATTTAAACCTTGCAATTGAAAAAGCTAAAATGTTAGCAAAAGCGGATATCGCTGATGTTATCAAAGGGGAAATGAACAAACAATCTAAACAGTTTATAACTGAATTAGGTAAATCAGAAACTAAAACTATAGTATCACAAGTTGAATCAACTTTAGTGAATATAATACAAAATACACCTGTTAGAGGTTATGAAGTATTTGCACAAGAAGTAACATCAACAAATCAAGGTTACTATAGAGCTTGGGTAGGATTAAAGTTACCTTTAGGCGAATATAATAAGATGTATCACTACAATATTGAAGAAGTAGCGAACTCTTATAAACTTAAAGAAAAGGCCGACCAAGCGTTTAAAGAAACTACTAAAGAAAAACCAGTACAATAATATGAGTGAAATATCTCACGTCATATTATACAGCAAAGACAACTGTGGTTATTGTGTAAAGGCCAAATCGTTATTAAATAACCTTGGCCTTACATACACAGAAAAAAAGATAGAAAATTTTTTGACAACAGAAGCTTTATTTGAAGAAATTGGTAAACAAGTAAGATCAATGCCTCAAATAAAAATAAATGGTGAATTAATAGGTGGTTATAATCAACTAATAGAATATTTAATGGATAAAAAATTAGTTAACTTTCAAGGTCAACCTATTAAGTAATGACCGTACATATGACTGATGATAAAATTATTTTATTTCCAACAGACAGAATTGTTAATAAAGAAACAGCAAGACAAAATCCTGAAGGAAGTGAAAAGGTAAGAGTAGATAGAACAAAAGAATTTGTAGAAGGCAATGTTGATGAAATAGCTATGAATATACTACGACAATTCGTAGAAATGGCTATGATAACAGATAAACCAGAATTTACAAAAGACTTTGGATTATTAGTAGATATGTTAAGAGGTATGATATATAGAGATTTTGACGTAACACACCCAGCACAAAGACTTGCTGATAAAATTGTAGATGTAAAAATGTCAAGATTTGGTCCACAAGTTGTAATAGATTATAATAAAGTTTTACCAGAAGAAAATCACAAACCACACAAACCATTAAACAAAGATATTAAAGATGAAATTAAAAGAAGAAATGATGGTTGGACAGATTTTGAAGCAGATTTTGATTTACCTGAAGATACAGATGACAGATAGATCACACGAAATTCCTAATGGAATCGCCGTCGCCGGTTGTAAAATAGCCAACACAAGGAGAAACTAATGTTAAAAACATTAAAAAGAGCTCTTGCAAGTGGCAAGACTTCAAAAACACAAAGAGTATTAGAGTTACTAGAAACTGGGAAATCAGTATCTTGGAAAACTTTAAGAACTAAATTTGATCTAACATCGCCAAGAGCTATGGTAGATAAATTAAGAGCAGCTGGTAATATGATTTATATTAACAAAACTGCTCAAGGTACTTCTTATAGACTTGGTGCACCATCGAAAGCGATCATCGCTGCTGGTATCAAAAAACTATATGGTACTTCATACGCTTACAATGCGTAATTAGTTAAATGATGAAGGCGAGAAATATATAACGCTCGCCTTCGTTACATAAAATATGATACTAGTAGACCTAAATCAAGTTTTAATATCAAACCTTATGGCACAGACCAGAGGTAAATCGGATATTAAACCTAATAAGGAAATGATTAGGCATATGGTTATCAACTCATTAAGAGGATTCAATTTAAAATTTAAAGAACATTATGGCACTATGGTATTATGTGCTGACGCAGGCGACCCTTGGCGTAGAGATATTTACCCTAATTATAAACACGCTCGCAGAAAAGGCCGTGTAGATTCAGCCACAGATTGGGATAATATATTCAAT